TTAACCACCTTCTGTTAGCTTTTATGCGATTTGTACCCTATATCTTAGTAGCCCTTTTCGTTGGTGCATTTGCCTTGGTTTTTTCTCAATGGCAGCACGAGAAAGAAAGACGTGAATATTTTGAAAGTATTCAGGAATCAAACGTTTCGTACGCCGGAAAGAAGGATTTTAATAACGCAATTGATAGTTTCGGATTGTCGATTAAAAACAGAAACGTACAAGAGGTAAGCAGGATAGTAACCACAACAACCAACAACGTAATCACAACCATTAAAGACAGCGTTTCAGGTACTACTAATCTACGTTGCATAGATTGGTCTAACAACTATTCATCTTTAAAAGGGTGCTTTGAAACGGGCGTTAAAATGACTCACAAGGATACTCTAGATGTTGTGTTGCACCGTAAGCCTACAAAGAAATTTCTATTCATTAAGTATGCTAAGAAGGATACTTTGGAAATATTCAATAAAGACCCTAGCAGTAAGTATAATATTCGATCTTTCCGGAGAAAGAAATAACCCGTGTCCATGTAGCCATTTGCGTTATGTGTGCACGTTAAAATAATAACCCTTTCATTAATTTGATTGGGTTTTTTATTTAATGCCTAAATGTAGATTGTATTCTCTTTCTTTTATTTGTCTTTCAATATCTTTTCTATGCTTTGGCTTGGATACATTTACCAACTTATTTTTTAGCCAATTAATTTCAATTTGAATCTGGTCTTTATTCATTTCTTTACCTCCTTTAAAATTAAATCAATCGCTTTAGTTAAAACTTTCGGGTGTATCATTTCAATATCCGATCCAGTACGCCATTTTTGAAAATGTTCGAGTATTTTTATTGCTTCTTTTAAGTCCATTTTGTTTATTTTAAGTTCCTAACCCTAGATTAATAGATTCTGAATTGAAGGTTTGGTGAAATGTTTCCCCCTACCCCCTAATAGAGAGAAACATATCCTAACCCTGAGTTAATGAGTTCTTCATCGTTTTGGCTTATGCCGGATAATGTTTCATCCTGCACATAATTTAATTGGAGTATTCGACACCCTTCGTTCAGGGGAGCGCATAAAAGACCTAGTGAATACATCCAGTCTATTTTATTTGAGGCATAAAATGCAAAAAGCCCGAATGTAGGACTAGTACATTACAGGCTTTAGGTTTGTCTTTCGAGCAAGAAAGTTTTTAAAGGCTTGTTTTCGTTCTAGTCCAACGAATTTATATAGTTGCGTGCAAGGGAGTCGAACCCTCAATTAAAAGCTTATGAGACTTTCGTGTTGCCGTTACATCCAACTCGCATCCAAATGTAACACTATTTACTAATTAATCAAAGATTAGGAGAAAATAAATAACCCCACATACGCAGGGCTATTGGTTATTAAAAGTGCGATAAACAAGAGATACAGGCAGTACTCTGTATTCTTAGTTGTCTTCATCTTATTTATCTTTCTAGAATACTTGTAATTCCCTTGCAAATCTACACAAACATTTTGCAATTACAAACAAATTACTATATATTTGCAAAACAAAATACAATAACATGAAGAGAAAGTACAGCCAGAATAAAATTGAAGATAAGATAGAGCACGCTATAAAATTGGCAGAGCTAAAAAAACGTATGGCTACTATAGGTATGACTAGGTATGCAAATGAGTTTAAGCAATACCACGCTAGCCATTTACGTAATGTGATGGGCGGCAAGATCCTGAATTTTGATTTTTTGGAAGCATTGGAAGAAAAGATTAAGACTATTGAAAAACTTTTATCCACTAAATCAATTAGTTAGATATTTGTTTAAATTAATCTTAGTAATTTGTTTGGATATTAAATAGTAATTATGTAGTTTTACATCATAGGAAACGAAAACAAAAACAAACTTCTAAAAATTACCACTATGAACGCAACTACTAATTACACAGCAATTATCAAATCAAACACTTCCAATTCTATATTTGATTACGATTTTTCATCTGTAGAAAATGCAACATACGATCAAATGTATAATTCATTAGTTTCAGTTTGGGCAAATCGTTCAGGATTGGTAAAAAAGACTAGCATCAATAGCGTTAACCTTTCTTTTACATTGAAAAATTCAACTGTTAAATTATAGTTATGAAATACTTACCATTTACTAACCTATTATCTCTTACCCTTATGGCTTACTGGTTATTGAAAGACTGCAAATTTAAGGCTCGGTTACGCCTTTTAAATATAAAAATTAAAGGCTTCTTTTGTCCGATATTTGAACGGATAGCCGATGATTGTGAAATATATTAAAAACAATATAGTCGGTTTCTCTTTGATGGGTTCTATTCCCGACTGTACCCCTGATTTCCGAACTACCATATTTGGCAGGGGAGCTTATTAAACTAATAACTAATAAAATTATGATGACACAAAACGAACGAGTAGGATACACTTTAATTCTACGCAAGACTGCACGAATAGCAATAACCCACCCAAACATGGGTGAGGCTTTAAAACAGCTCGCTATGGTTACGCAGGATGCAATGGAGCACAATATTAACCCTACATTAATATTCATTTCAGACAGTCCATTTCAGGATCGAGTAAAGGAGGGCAGCGTATGAGCAGTAACACCCCTCAGGGATTTGAAGACCCTGCATTCTTAGAAGACCTGCTTTATTCTGAAATAGATGAAACAGATGACAGGTTTCTAATTGATGAATTAACTCACATTAAACACTTAAATACAGAACCTAAAGAATTTGAAAATGAGTAACGAAATACAACAAACACAAAACAATCCGTTAATTGCAACTAAGAGGCTATTTGAACGATATGAAGTAAAGGCCAAGTTTCAAGAGATGCTAGGCAAAAGGTCAACGGCTTTCATGACCTCTGTTTTACAAATAGTGTCTCAAAATGAGCTATTAATTAAAGCCGATCCACAAAGCGTATACCATGCCGCTGCTGTTGCCGCAACTCTAGACCTGCCATTAAACAGTAACCTTGGATTCGCTTACATTGTGCCATACAATCAAAAACAATCTGGCGGAGGGTATAAGCAGGTCGCTCAATTCCAAATGGGCTACAAAGGCTTTATCCAGCTTGCTCAAAGGTCTGGGCAATTTAAAACAATTTCAGCAAGTCCAATTTATGAAGGACAACTAGTTTCTGAAAATCCATTAACAGGGTTTGAATTTGATTTTACAAAACCTTCATCCGGTAAAGTGGTTGGTTACGCTTCTTACTTTAAGTTGCTTAACGGGTTTGAAAAAACGCTTTATATGAGTGTTGAAAATCTTACAAAACACGGGACTAAATTTTCTCAAACATTCAAAAAAGGTTATGGCTTGTGGAAAGACGATTTTGAAGGAATGGCAATTAAAACGGTTATTAAATTATTGCTTTCAAAGTTTGCCCCGTTATCGGTTGAAATGCAAAAGGCAGTCGTTTTAGATCAAGCAATTGTGCAAGATGAAAACGGTGATAAATTCACGTATGATGACCATGAAGAAATTCCAATAAACAAAGAATTGGAACGCTTTACATTAATGGTTTCAGACTGCAAAACAATTGAAGATTTAGAGCTACTTCAAGAAACAATAGGTGCAGAAATACCTGTAGAATTATTTGAAACTAGAAAGGGGGAAATTGAGAATGGAGCCAAGTAATATAGACGTTAATGATATTTTGTTTAGGTGTTCTTCATTAGGTTATTTAATGACAGATAGCAGAAGTAAAACTGAAACATTAAGCGAAACAACTAAAACGCATCTTGTTGATGTTGTTGTTTCCGCTAAGTATAACCGCCACCGTGAAATACACGCTAAGCAATTAGACAAGGGCAATGAAACAGAAGAGGACTCAATCACAGTTTTAAGCCGAATTACTAAAAAGTTCTTTAAGAAAAACGAAACGAGCTTAGCAAACGAGTTTATAAAAGGGACTCCCGATTTGTTTGAAGGCGAAAGTATTTATAGTGCAACACACATCAGAGATACAAAAAGCTCTTGGGATGCGTACTCGTTCTTTCGTGCAAAGAATAAAGAGTTGGAAAAGAATTATTACTGGCAGGGGCATGGTTACATGTGGTTGACGGGTGCTCAATATTGTTCAATTGATTACGTGCTTAACAACACACCTTGGGGGCTTATAGAGTCAGAGTTAAGGAAAGAATCATACAATCACTTAGAGAATGATACACCTGCATGGATTGAAGCGCAAATAATTGCCAATCATGTTTACGATAAAAAAACCTTTATGGAATACATTAATTTCAGAGGTGTATCAGAAGAAAAAGAACATGTAAGTACTATTATAAAGGGCTTCGTTGAAATACCTTTAAAAGACAGACATTTTAACTTTGAATTTGACCGTAATGATTCGGATTTGGAAAGATTGAAAAATCGCATTATTCAATCACGGGAGTACATTAAAGAGAACTTATTATGACCGACTCTGAAAAGGAAATACTGCTCGAATGGATAAAAACCTTTGATGTTAAGCCTTTTGAAACAGAAAGTTTATCTAAGGAATCTGTAATAAAAGCAAACGAAATTTATTCCAAGTTCATGAAATTTATATCTTGGTCAGAAGATCAAATAAACAATATTTAACCCACATTCAAGAGGCAATACAAACAGATGGTCTGTATGTAGATTTTAAAGACATTGCTGTTGTTGAAGATTTACCGCCTCTTGATTAACTTATTTTATGAAAGCAAGATTCGACATAAGCACACTCGATACACTTGAGGCTGACTTCTTAAAAGCCAAACTCGAAAGCTACGAAAACGATGCCGGCTGGACTTGGCTAAATTGCGACATTTATCTTTACGTATCATGTAAGAACCGACTGTTAAAGCAAATGGAATTACGAGAAGCAGAAATGATAAAAAACAAACCTAAAAAGAAATGAGAAAGACAAACAAATTCATTCCAACCGATGTATTTGGCTTTATTGTCATAGCCATTATAGTAATACTTATTTTCGTTACAGTCAAATTCGTTTTAGTAAGCAATAATTTAATATGATATGGAGGACTATAAAAAACACCTTTTATACAAAGATGAATTTATTGAACTTTATAATTGCGACTGCAATTTATACAACGATAATGAAAAAATCTTTGATATGGTTTTTGCCGACCCACCCTTTGGTCTAGACCTTACTATATTTGAATCTTTACTGATGACTAAGTGTGCTGGGCATGTTTTTTTAATGACAAATGAACGGGTGTTAATACCTTTTTCTAATAAGTTTTTAGATAGGTTCGTCCGCATGTATGCAATAAACACTGTTGTACCAAATATGATTAGCAGCAAGGCACCAATGCAGCTAGCCGATTTTGTTTCCGAGTTTAGGTTCGGAAAGACAAGGTTCTTTAATCAAAACGAATGCTTTTCAAACCTAATTGACTCAAGAAAAATAAGAAATAAAAAGCACTACTCTAAAAATTTTGACAAGGAAGGGGCTATCTATGCCTTTTTTATTAAGCATTTTACGAAAGAAGGAGATACAATACTCGATCCATTTGGAGGCAGTTGCAAAATTGCTTTGGTGGCAAGAAAGCTGAAAAGGAAGATTATTATATTTGAAATAGACAAGGATTCGGCATCATATGCAAGGGATTCAATGTTGCAATTTGAAATGTTTTAAGGTGAACTACAAAACAACAAACAGATTCAATACAACAAATATGGAGAAGTGCATTGAAGACTTTAATAAAGCAAAGGAAGAAATGAATTTGTGGGAATGGGAAAAAGGAGGATACGAGGCACTATTTAATTCGTGCATAAAAAGAATTGAACGTAATTCAATAACAACAAAAAAGAGGAAATGATACAAAGAGCAAACGTAGTAGAGGTTAAATCTAAAACAAAACGAACTCAGGAGATGCGGAAAGAGTACCAGAATTTAAACCTGTTTGATCAAGCGGACCAACACGAACATTATAAATCACTCGCAGAATCGGAGGGCATAGATTTCTTCTTAATATGGTGCTACCCTCAACACTTCGCGTATTTAGCTAAAAATAACCTAATCGAAAAGTTTTAATTTGCTTAGTAATTTATTTATTAGTATTATTGCATAATAAACATTGGAGTGGACGCCAATCAAAAGACTTATTAAAAAAGCCTTGTTACCGTAGCAGACGTCCACCTGTGAAAGTAGCAAGGCTAATTTATTTTATATGGAATATTTAGATTTTATACAAAACAAAAAACATTCGATAGGTGACCACGGATTCAAAGCGAATTACTTTCCTGACATTGGTTTTGATTTTCAAAATTATGTTATTGAAAAGGCAATACAAAAAGGTCGTATAGCTTGCTTCTTAGACACTGGACTAGGCAAGACATTGATTCAATTGTCAATTGCAAACAATGTTATTAAACACACGAATAAGCATGTGTTAATACTTACACCTTTGGCGGTTGCTTTTCAGTTCATCTTAGAAGCCAACAAGCTAGGAATTGATGACATTGAATATTCAAAAGATGGTTCATTTACTAAAAAAATTGTAATATGTAATTACGAGCGTTTGCACCTGTTTAATTCATCCGATTTTGTAGGAATTATTTTAGATGAAAGTTCTATTTTAAAAAACTTTGACGGAAAGATAAAACACCAAGTAACAACATTCGTAAAAAAAATACCTTATCGGTTTCTTTCAACTGCAACCCCAAGCCCTAACGATTTTATCGAGCTTGGCACAAGTTCCGAAGCATTGGGTTACATGGGTTATATGGACATGTTAACTAAGTTCTTTAAAAATAATCAAAATTCGGTTGATTCAACAAATAGAAATATCGGTGAAAAGTTTTATTTAAAGCCTCACGCTGAAAAAGATTTCTTCGCATGGGTTAATCAATGGTCAATAATGTGTAAAATGCCTAGCGATTTAGGGTTTTCAGACGATAGATATATTTTGCCTAAATTAAGTATTGTAGATCACATTGTAAAAAACCAATCATTAACAGACGTTAACGGTCAAGTAAATATATTTACTCCTATTGCCAAGTCAATGACAGAGGTCAGATTTGAGCAAAAGCAAACAGAAGTAAAAAGGTGTGAGCAGGCTATTCAGTTAGCGCACGGGAAAACATCTGTTTATTGGTGCAATACAAACAATGAAAGTGCTCTTTTAAAATCAATGGATAAAAACGCTGTAGAAATTATAGGGAGCCAATCAATTGACCGGAAAGAAGAAATACTATTAGCGTTTGCAAATGGTGAAATTAAAAGAATCATAACAAAGGCCAAAATGACATCTATGGGATTGAATTGGCAGCATTGCAACCACTCTGTATTTTTTCCTACGTGGTCATACGAACAATATTACCAAGCGATACGAAGGTTTTGGAGATTTGGACAAACGCAAGATGTAACAATTGATCGTGTAATTTCAGATGGACAAACTAGGGTAGTTGAAGCCTTGGAACAAAAGACTAAAAAGGCAATTGAATTGCATTCACAGTTAACTAAAAATGTAAATTCAGTTTACACTCACAAACAAAAAGATTTCAATAAAAACATTATCAAACCTAATTTTATTTAACCATGGAAAATTTAATTAAAGATCAAGTTCACACAGATAACTATTCGTTATATAACGGAGACTGCATGTTGGTAATGCCAACAATAGCAGACAATAGCATTGATTTATCTGTTTACTCACCCCCATTTGCAGGGCTATATAATTATTCAAGTTCTGAAAGCGACTTTTCAAACTGCGAAAGCAAAGAACAGTTTTTGCAACAATATGAGTACTTAATAGCTCAAATATCCCGTGTTACAAAACAAGGTAGAATTACGGCTGTCCATTGCACAGACGTATTTGATAACACGTGTAGGCTTTGGGATTTTCCACATGAAATTATTAGACTTCATGAAAAGTATGGGTTTGAATACAGAAACAGAATTACAATTTGGAAAGAGCCTCTAAAAGTTCGCATGCGAACAATGGTTCAATCTTTAATGCATAAATTTATCGTTGAAGATAGCACTAAGTGCTTTACTGCAATGCCTGACTACGTTTTAGTATTTACTAAAAAAGGTGAAAATGCAGTACCAGTTACACACCAATACGGTTTAACTCATTACGCTGGAGAAGTTCCAATACTTCCAAACATATTGACAGCATGGAATAATGCCAACGGTACCAATATTAATGAAGTTCAACTATGGGATTATCTTCAAACAAAATTTGAAAGTCATAATGACCCTAAAAGCAACAAATTGAGTCATTATATTTGGCAGCGTTACGCATCTAGTGTTTGGGATGACGTTCGTATTGAAAACGTTTTGCCATTTAGAGATAGCAGAGAAGAAGACGACGAGAAACATGTACACCCTTTGCAGTTGGATGTAATTGATCGTATTATAGAACTGTACTCAAATCCTGGAGAGGTTGTTTTGACTCCATTTATGGGCGTTGGTAGCGAGGTGTTTTCGCCTGTATCTATGGGCCGAAAAGCTATAGGTATTGAATTGAAAGATTCGTACTATAAACAAGCCATTTTGAACATGAAGGAAGTCGGTAAAAGATTTATTAAAATTGACAAAGTTCCAACATTATTTTAAATCATAACCTGCGAATGGTGCCGTGGGTGTGTTACCTTAACGAGATGTACGGACAAAACTCGCAAGCCGAAAATAATTGAAACAAAGCAGGTTTATTTATTATAATTGACAGAATAATTTACTATATTACATAGTATTCAATCGGGTTGAATACGTACTGTCTGCTAGCAGTAATTAAAACATTAATCTAAAAGCCTTTATTGTGCGGATGCCTAGCAGCTCCAAGCGATAGAGGCTTTGTCTTTTATTATGGGAAAACCTCAAAAACAACTAATCAAAGAATACTTACTCTGCAACGGACGTATAACGGGCGCCATTGCATTCACAAATTTAAACGTGTATAGACTTTCAGAATACATACGAAGGCTAAGAGATGAAGGAATGAATATTAAAACAGTCATGGAAACAGACTCAAGTACGGGGAAAGAATACGGGGCTTATTATTTTGAAGTTAAGTAATATGGCAAAAGATCCAGCTTTCCTGTTTTATACAGGCGATTTTACTACAGGTACACAGTTTATGACAGATGATCATGTAGGTAAATATATGAGATTGCTTATGGCACAACACCAACACGGAAGATTAAGTGAAAAACAAGTGATTTTCATATGTAAGTCTTTTGATTCAGAAATCATGTGTAAATTTAAAAAAGACGATTTAGGATTTTTCTATAACGAAAGGCTAGAATCTGAAATTATAAAAAGAAAGTCGTTTTCTGAGTCCAGAAGCAACAACAAGAAGGGCAAAACTAAAGACTTGTTTAACACTTCAAAATCATATGATAATCATATGGAAGATGAAAATGAAAATGAAATTAAAAAAGAAATTAAAGTTAAAGTTAAAAAAGAGGAAGAGTGTTGCACAGTTGAAATATTAGAAAGGTATCCATTTGATATATTTTGGAATACTTACGACAAAAAGAAAGGCCCCGACGACTGCAAAAAAAAGTTTGAGAAACTAACAGAAAAGGAAAAGGAGTTAATTTGGGATCATGTACCCAAATACGTTAGAAGCACTCCAGAAAAACAGTACAGGCTGAACCCTTTGACTTACATTAATGGCAAACACTGGAATGATGAAATTATAAATAATTCAAACAATGGAACAGGAAAACAAACTACAATTGGGGAAACAGCAACAGATCGAGCGTATCAACGAGCAGCTGCTGCATTTGCCAATTCTAAAAGTAATCAATAACCCAAAGGCACTTTCTGAATTTCAGTTGTCTTTAACCTGTGAGAAAGCAATTGATTCAGTTAGTATGGCACTTATTAAAAAGGCTAATCAAATCGTTTATCGTGCTTCAATCGACATATTGCTTTGCGGAATGGTTGATATGGTTAAGGTTGCAAACAAGTTCACAGAAGGCGAAATACCGTTTTTAATCGATGCGATTTATAGTAAGTATTGGTATTTCACATTAGACGAGGTTGCATACGTTTTCAAGAAAGGCATTACAGGCGATTTTAAGAAGCCCTACAATAAGCTAGACATTGAAACGGTGTTAGATTGGTTTCATGAATACGATAGCAAGGAGAGGCTTTATTTGCTTGAAAAGCTGGATCAAAATAAAAGGCATGAAGCAAGGCAATTGCAGGAAGGGTACACTGGAGTAAGTAAAGAGTTTATGCAGGGTATGATTAAAAAAATATCACAGGATAACAATTTGGATGCAGACGCTAAAAAAGAAAAGGATTACCAAGCGGTTAGGTTACAAGCACTTTCAATGCGTAATAAGTTTTTAGATAAAAATGGTGAAGAAATTAAAAGTAAAGAATAAATTATATTAGTAATTTGTTTGGATATTAAATAGTAATTACTATCTTTGCCTTACAATAAATGAAAGCAATATGAAAACTTTAGCAACAATGACAATAGAAGAAAAAGCAGCACACTTAGCTAAAATAATTGCAAAAATGAATTCTAATAAAAATTATATAATTGAAGATGTTACTCCAAAAGGATATGGCCCAGAAAAAAACTAAACCGGAGTTGATTGCAATGTCTTCAAATGAAATGGCTAATCACATTGTAGACATAACCCAAACGCACATTTGTAAAGATTTAAAGTATTGCAAATTAGTCAATGAAATATTTTTAACACATAAACAAATACATAAAGATGAAGTGTCTTAAATGCAATACTGAAATAGAAGGTCTAGAAAATTACGATATGATTGGAGACACAATCGAATGCCCTTCATGTAAAAATAAAATGACCATTGAATTTGATGATATTTGGGAAGAAGGAATGGATGAAGAAATTTCATACTGGTGGTTAGAACAAGCTGATTAAAATAATTTTTAACACATAAACAAATACAACAATGATAAAAGTAAGAATAGATAAATGTAGTAGTATTCTTTCATGGTATACTGACCAAGTGGGATCAGAATTACATGTTAGGGAAACTGGATTTGATGGTAAGTATTCATTTGGAGATACGGAATATCTTATAAATAAATCCGACTGTACCGTTATTTTAGACGACACGGATCAGGAAGAAAACGAATTTGTATTACCTGAAAAGTGGTGCATTAAACAGAATTTAGATCAAAGAATATGCGATTGGCACAGAGGAAAGTTTGATTCTAACGCTAATTTGAGTGGGTCATATAGATATTTATTGAATGATAATTATAAAAAATACAGTATAGACATTCCAATAGGTTACACCGAAATAACCCAAGATCAGTTTTTTGCTCACGTATGGGAAAAGGAATTGAAGAAAGAAGAGCCGAAAGGGTGGACTCCGCAATTTGGGGAATGGGGTGTAATTTTACTATCTGGCGTTTACGATTCTGACCATAAAAAATGTGATTATGATGTTATATTAAAAGTTGGAGTTCCTTACCCGATTGAATGGTATGAAGAAAAACCTTCCAATATTAACTGTTTATCTGATTTCCAAAATGGTGTAGTCGGCATTGGTGGAACGGCTGTTAGAAATGATTATCGCTATATCCGCAAAGCATTACCTAACGAAATACCACAACTCGAACCGAAAGACTACTGCATTAAGCGTACACCAGAAAATGCAGAGGTGTTAAATAGGTGGGCTAATTCATTAAAAAATTCAGTAAAAGATCAGTTTTGGGGAACATTTGATTTTATGTGTTTTGACTTAGAAAGAGCCCACGCTAAAACAAATATAGAAGGATTCACCGAACTACACACAGTAGAAGAGTTCTTTGCAAAAGTAGGGTATACGCCCGAACATGTCGTACAGAAAACAACAGAGTACGATTACGTATCAAGCGTGAATGAAGAACACGAAGAAAAACTATGCAACATGGAAATAGCCGGTAGCATTGCAGGATTTAAATTCACTCGCAAAGACCTAGATATGCTTGTTTCTATATATGATCTAGTTTTAGAATATGGCGGCAACTTAGATTTAGATACAATTACGGATACTCAATTTAAGGTAAACAGTAGACACGATTCAACAATTTAATTATGGACGTAGCAATAAAAGAACTAGAAGACTGCATGCTAAGAAATCGTAATTTGATTTTGTATGCAATGAATACCATAACGCTATCTGGGAAATATCTTTCAGAAGAAGAAAAAGAAGAAAGACGTGTATTTGTCGAAAAGTGCAAATCGGATATTTTATCTTTTCAACTGGCAATTGAAATATTAATTAGGGAAAAAAAATGATAGCTAAAATAATAAAGTTTCAGTTTTCTCATTCGAGTAACGGCACTTGTGGATATTATCAATATCGTGTAAAGCTACCTAAGGAAGTATCTGAAATGTTAGGAAGTGAAATACACATACGCAAGCATACAACGCACTACGAACTATCACGGTTTGGCGAAGTGCAGGAAGGAAGGGTAAGTGTTATAAATAAATCTAATTGGCTTACAATGCCTGCCAACTTGATAGAAGAACATGAAGATCAAGGGGAATACGATATAGATTTGGATTTTGAAGGAGAGTGTGTAAACATTGTAAGGAAATGAGCGAACTAGAAAGGATATTTAAAAACAGGCCTGACTTACTTGAAAATAGACAGGTGAAGGATTTTATTAATTATGTTCAAGGAGTTCATAATAAAAATATGGCAGTTGCGGAAAGAGCTATAAATAAAGTTTCTGATATACACCAAGCTTTAATTTACTCAAACAGGTATTTAAAGGATGGGCATTCCGATAAAGACACAATTGATGTAATTGAAGAGATAATAAGTAAGGACTAATGGCTATACCTTACAGTAAAGAACAATCAACCCGGCACGCTCCGAAAGAGGAAAAGCCAGTTAAGCAACGTAAGCCGATCAACAAGGTTTCTGCAAAACTAAAGGAGGGTAATAAAATTTACGCAAAGGAGAAGAAAAATTATATTGAAGCGTTCCCGTTTTGCGAAATGCCAAATTGCAATAAATGGGCTGAAACAATTCACCACAAAAAAGGGAGGTCTGAAACCTTGCTATACGATCCTGAATACTTTTTTGCGTGCTGCATGGAACATCATATCGAAATCGAGAGGAACCCCGAAAAAGCAAAAGAAAACGGTTATTCAATAAGCAGACTATGAAGGGAGTTCAAAAATTAGCAATCGAGCATTTTCTTAAATCGGCAGGGCTGGAATTTGAAAAAGAGTTTAGATTCTCAAAGCAAAGACGTTTTAAATTTGACTATGCAATACCATTATTAATGGTAGCTATTGAGTATGAGGGTATTGTTAGTGATGAAAGCAGGCACACAACGATAAAGGGGTATTCAATGGATTGCGAAAAGTACAATCTGGCACAAATTGAAGGATGGAAAGTTCTTCGTTATACGGCATTAAATGTAATGCAAATAGAAGCAGACATAGAAAAACTAGGTTGGCACAACAAAAAATAATAGACAAATGGCAATAAGTAAAAAAATAAATTTAGGCAAACATTTAGTTCGATCCGGATGGCCGAAAACATTAAAATCAGATTGTGATTATTTCAACATAACATTTGTCGCTTTGGGACAGGAAGCGAGCTTAAGTAGATATCGAATTATGTCAATATCCCATAATACCATTAGCTATAAATCTAAGTGCGAGAAAATGAATGAGTTAACAATACTAACAGAGGCTTTTAATCGAATAATAAGCGACAGACATAGAAAGCAACTTAAAAATACTTTTGAATGGTAAAAATAATCTACCTGACAATCAATAGGTTACGTTTATTGTAAAATAAATATCGGTAATTTGTTTGTATATTAATTAGTAAATGTTACCTTTATAATATCGAAAGCAACAACGCTAAGATAAACTTCTAAAAATCATGTTAGCAATTCACGAATCAAAAAAAAGCGAAAAGGTAGTAAAATTCCTAAATGCAGAACAACCAAAAGGAATTTTTGATCAGCTTTTAGAATACACAAATGCAAATTATGCTAAACGTATTATTTCTGCATTAGAAAACAATTCTTTGTCAGGTGTTTACTTTACCAAAAAGGGAAATCTAAGAGCAAATTTTATTTAAAATCATTTAGAAGTCGGGGAAATCGCAAGACGTACCCGACTAAAATTTTTACACATGAAAAACATAATCTTTGAGAGCAACCCGTTTTGGTTTAACCGATTGATAGTCAATTATCAAAAGTGGGAAAATAAACAGTATAATAATTTTAAGCAAAAGTAAAATGGGAAATACAAGACATGAAAGGTTGCAAGCTTGGGTAGAATCTTTAAATGAAGAAAAAATTAAAAGTCTTCTTGTTACGTGCCTTGAAGAATTAATAGATTCAGAAACAATTCGTTTTTGGGATGACTCAAAAGCTCCACACTGGGATTGCTCTGGGGAGTATATAGATGGTACAGAAAGAATTGAAGAAGATTAAATAGAAGTTATGGGAAAGGCAGTATCTAAGTACCCGAACTGAATATATGAGTGAGTGCCAGAGTGGAAATGGTTATATAGTAAAGCAATTGGGGCGTGTGACATAGGGTTAAAAGAAGCTAAGTAAACAGGTCGTACCTATCCTCCAAACAAATTACGCATTAATAATAAACTATTGTCCTCGTAAAGAGTGTTAGCTAAGCGTAAATAATTGCATGTGTGTTCGATTCACACCTCATTCACATTAATAGGTAATAATTAACTAGACAGCAGGTATGGAGATGTGGGAAATGGACATATGTATTTCGTTAAGACCCGAGGAGAAACCATAGGCGTCGTGTACGCAATCCGAGAGGGCATGAAAGAAGCTAAGTATGCCTATTCAGTTGACAGCACGGAAAGACGGCATATATGGGGGTTTAGTTCAAAGGTAGAATGGCCAGAGTTGATCCGGTAGATGCACTATCGAAAGGTGTAGCCTCCACAATTTAAAAAGTATTAACCTATCAAATAAAATAGTATGGCAATATCCGCAGAAAGATTTGTAAGAGAAAAATTAACATCCGAAATATCTTCATTTGGAGATGGGAAACTAGAATTTCACACAAGGGAAATTCAATTACTATTAGAGCGTTTGGATGAAAAAGATGTCGAGTTAATTAATCTAAATAAAGAAAATGTTAGACTGTGCAATATGGTCAATAAGCTTAACAGTGATATTTTAAAATAATTTTAGGTGGCGAACGTGAACAAACAACATAAATTATGAATAAGTTTAAAGAAATAAAATAGTATGAGTAATTATAACCAACCTGCATTTCCTACACTTGAGCACGGCTTTGACAAAGTAGGAACTCCGTCAGTATTTACCACCGAAGGAATGACTTTAAGAGATTACTTCGCAGCAAAAGTATTGTCTACAATGAATATCGGGGGTTTGGCAGTATGTTATGATGGCTTTGCTGAAAACGCGTATAAAATGGCTGATGCAATGTTAAAGGCTAGGCAATCAAATCAATGAAACATTTATTAATTATTGCCTCTGTCTTATTTGTAGGAGCTTTGAAAGCACAAGATACAACACGCACACCAATAGGATACACGCTTGATTACCCACACTTATACGTACTTGTCGATACGATCCGCAACATGTCACAGCTGCATAGCATACACCCTCACAAGATGTTCTTTTCAATCAACGGAGGTGAAGCGCAGGAATTAAGAAGGGGTGGCGTGTTAAGTGTTTGGTCAAATCATTTTGCGGTAACGGTTACGAGAAAAAAATATAAACGGATTTATAAAATTTAGATTATGGAAAAAGCAATTGAAGTATTACACGCAGAAGTAATGAGTCAAGTATTAAAAATTGATTCGTTAGAAAAAGAAATTAACAGTTTGAAATATGCTACAGCCGACCAGTCAAGACTTCAAGATTTAAACAGGCAATTAGTTGAATCAATAAATATTAAAAACGATTGTGTTGAGGGTATGAAGGTTTTGAATACTGAAATGATTTTAAAATCGGTTTAACAATATGGGGCTATTAGAATTTGCATTTCAGTCATTTTGGCACTTCGCAGGGTGTGTTATTATTCTGCATTACTTCATAGCTTTATTTATAGTAATAATCCAAAGGTAAACACATAAACGAATAACACATGGCTAAGATAACAGTAGAACTATGAAAGCATACGCAATAAAAGACGAATTAGGAGACATACATATGACTTCTCTGTGGTGGAACGAAGAAGAGTGTCAAGCTAACTTTATTAAAAAACATTCATTTTCGTTAGGTATGAATAAATGGGAAGAATATTTACGGGTAGGGTTTCGTTGCGTACCCGTATCAATAACAGAAGAGTCTGAAATTATATATACCTTACAGAATATTATTGATGCAGTTAAATACGGTTTTGATTATAGAGATATAAGTCAAAATAACGGCAAAAATGTTCCAAACGGAAATGTGTTACAATGGTTAATGAGTAAAAAGAATCTAATTCATGTTCCTGAAGAGTTTGAAAAGTATAAGTTAACAGATATAAAACCAAATGATAAGAAAGCATGAGTACGGAAACACCAAAGCCTCGGTATAGGGTGTCATTCTTAACTCCTGATGAATTGAATGAAAAATACAGGATGGAAGTCAAGGGCTGGTTTTTTATAATTGATGAAGAAATTGGGAAGCACACATTCATTACTAAAATATCATAAAATTGATAACACAAAACACCAAAACCACTATCCGGTGAAGCGTTAAAGGTTTTACATAAAGCGATAAAGGCAAGTGCTAAAAAGAGTACAGAACTTAAAGACAGGAAATGAGCACAGAAACACTTAACAACTGGATAGGATGGTTACAAGCCCGAATACCTGCTTTAAAAGAGTCTCACAACGTTTATTGGTTGAAACAGGCAATGGAGGGATATAAAAAAGATGGCAAACAAATACAAATTGAACCCGACTTTCAAAAAGTTCTTCATGAAACAGTTTTTGAAAACATGAGGGATAAGCCGTTAAAAAAAAGAGTAGGCGAATTAGATAAAGACAAAATTACTGAGAATTTAGAAAACATGCTAGGTAATTCAAGTTCACAAAGCGTAGCGGGTTTAATACTTAAAAAGTACGAAGACAGCCACGAGTTCCATTTTCACGAATTAGATAGAAAGTGGATTATTGAGTGCATGGACGAATATAAGGATGCGTGCGTAGAGCAGAGAGAAAAGCAAATCGAACAAGATATTATTATTATATTGCCTGAAATTATATCTACAGAAGATATGGGCGAAAATTCATATCAATTATTGAACCGAGCTTTAAAAGAAACTATCAATCATGGAAAATAAAGAACTACCAAGTATTACGGAATATCTATCAAAACACCATATTAAACCAAAAATAATACTAAATACCGGTGGTGATGGGTTTGATTTATCAAGATTAATGGAAGAATACGCTCAACTAGTAGCTGAATACCATGTTAAAGAAGAACGTAAAAAGAACGATATTGTATTGAAGGAGCTAAAAGAAAATCTTTTCCAAATAAGAAATCTTATAAATAGTTAACATGAACATAAAGGACTATAACGACGCAGCGGTGAAGCTTAATCAATTTCATAAGGACATGCGTAACTTAGGGATGATTACTGAACATAAAAGAATATTTAGAAACATTTCATTGTGTGCAAATGAGGTGGTAAATGCTCTTAAATCAATGCAGGAAGCGATTGTAAAAAGCAAACCTAAACCTAAATTTTGATATTTCGTTAAACAATAGTAAATTAGAGGTAAACAGGCGACAAACAGGTGAAAAAAACAGTACCAAACGGCGAATCAACAAGGTTTAAGAAAGGCGAAACAGGCAATCCAAACGGTAGGCCTAAGAAGTTACCTGAGTTGGATAAGCTATTGGCAGACGTGCTAGGCAAAGAAACAGAAGGCATTACCCATGCTGAGATAATATTAAATAAGCTAATGCAACTAGCAAAAGGTGGAGATATACGAGCCTCTGAAATACTTTTAGACCGTGCTTATGGCAAGGCAAAGCAAAACATGGCAATAGATTTAAATGCTCAGGTAACGGCCGTAATTGATTGGTCTGATGAAGAAGGCAAATAGTAAATAGTAATATGGAATATAAGACAATACTAAATACAAACGATAGGTATCTAATAAGCGATTCAGGCATACTTGTTACTTTGAACTGGAAAGGATCAGGCAAAAGGATGGAATTTAAGCCTGCATTGGATAAAAAAGGCTATTTAAGAACCGCTATAATAATAAATGGAAAGGCTTCAACTATTAAATTACACCGATTAGTTGCCCAAGCATTTATACCAAACCCCAAAAATAAGCCTCAGGTAAACCATATCAACGGTATAAAAAATGATAATAGGGTTGAAAACCTTGAATGGTGTACAGGCAAAGAGAATGTTGCTCATGCAATTAAAAATGGATTTATTTTAATTCCTACATGTTCTAAAGAATTAAAAGCAAGGGGGTCTAAGAATGGACAATCAAAACTAACAGAATGCCAAGTATTAGAAATAAGGGCAAAGTTTAAGCCATATGTATATACAAGATATATGCTGGCAAAAGAATATAATGTTAAACCAACCACGATTAAAGATGTAATACTAAGATCATGGAAACACATATAATAAAGCCCACAAAAAAACAAATAGAAGCAAAGAATATAGTTCTGCAAAAGGATAAAATGGTTATCCTTTATGGCGGGGCTATATTCTTTGCCCCTCGATAGAAATATTGAGGGGCAAAGGGATACGAGGCGGTAAGTCTTATTGGCTTATACTTATAATGCATTCTTTATGCATGCAATACCCAAAATCGAAATGGCTTCTTATACGGGAATCTCTCCCTACGTTAAAGCGTACCCTAATACCTACTTTTATGAAGCTTTACGATGCAGGATTGTCGGCATACGTTAAAGACTTCAATCGGGACACATGGACTATTACATACCATAACGGAAGTCAGTTAATATTTATGTCTGAATCTTTCGATACCGATAAAGACCACAACAGATTTAGAGGTCTTGAAATAAACGGTGCAGGAGCCGATGAATTAAACGAATTGCAGGAATCAACATTTTACAAGATAATTGAGAGGTGCGGAACCAATTTTATCCCAAACATGCCACCTATTAAGTTTATAGCAACATGCAATCCTTCTCATAGCTGGGTAAAAACATTGTTCTATGATAGATGGGAGAAGGGTGAATTGCCTGAATCATGGGCGTATATCCCGGCCAAGATCACAGACAATCCTCACGTACCTGCACAGTACCTCCAATCTTTAAAAGAGAACATGCCACCAGACGAATATCGTATGTTTGTGGACGGTGATTGGAATGTATTTAAAGTTGAAAATCCATTTTTATACGCGTTTAATCCGATAAATCATTTAGGCAAACAGGCTATTTACGATACAAATAAACAATTGTATATGTCGATAGATTTTAACTTAAATCCGTTCGGGTGTATATTCTTTCATTTATGGTCGGACAAAGAAGGTCAACACCTACACGTATTTGATGAATTTACGATCATGCACGGTAATATAGGAGAAATGGTTGATAGGATAAAGGCTAAGTACGGGGCCAATACACGCACTATGATAATGACAGGCGATGCAATGGGTAATCGTGGCGATATAAGTCAAAGGGATAACGCAAGCCTTTACATGCAGTTGCAGCGTGGATTAGGATTGTCGAGTGCACAGATAAAAGTACCCGGGAATCCAACACATGAAAACAGCCGTGCAGACTGTAACTTCTTTCTACATAATTTCAATGATTTTAAAGTTAATCCCGAAACGTGCCCTAACTTGACTAGGGATATGCGAGTGGTGCAATGTGATGCGTTTGGGGCTATTATTAAAAAGAATAGAAAGGATTTATCACAGTTAGCCGATCACTTTGATTGCCTTAGATATGCAATAAATACATTTTTAAAGGAATGGATAATGAAAACTAGAATTAAATAATTATATTTGAATATGAGAGATTCAACATGTTTTGTTTTGTTTAAGTGGAGGAAAGATAACCCTAAATATGAGTCCTTTTCAAATAGTCCATTTTTCAAAGGAGATGATGCTATTTATTGTGAATGGTGTGGTGATGCTACAATGTATTGGAAATTTTCATTTAAGGATAAGATTCATATTGAATACCAAATTCTGCTAAGTGAAGTAGATGTGATTGAAATTATACCTCACAGTGGAGCTATTGAGTCATACAATACAAGATACAATACTGATATAATGCCATTTATTAAAGGCCTTGAGCTAAGGTATAACAAATGAACTGTACTAACTGCATAGAAGCAAAACCAATACCCGTATGTTCGGGAACTTTACTAATTGGCACGGTTGCACCTGCTCAAGTATATGTATTTGTTCAGAACATTGCAACGGGTTATATGGTGAAGCATGATGTAACTAAAAGCATTTACGATTCAACTATAAGCATCCCATTAAGTGAGCCGTACAGCGACTTTTATTCGCCTAACTTTTACTTTAAATTGTGGGCCGCAAACGATGAAGCAGGTAACGACATAGTACCTATCACTATCAATGCTGTATTGTATCAGTGCTTTACTATTATATTTAAGCCAATTTACACGAACGATTTGGCTGTTAAATTAACTAACGTAACATTATCAATATGAACCCTCTAAACTACATTTGGATATCATTAGTACTTACTTTATGTACGTTGTCGGTGTATAACTTAACTAGAGATGGGCAGCTATTGGAATGGCTAAGAAACATTGTACACAACCTGCTTTACTTTATTTTAGGAGAAAAAAATCCAAAGACACATAAATACTTAATGAAACCTTTCTTTGAATGCCCTCCGTGTATGGCTTCCATTTGGGGAACTATATTTTACTGGTCAATATTTGCAGGTGGAATAAAAGAATGGATTGTATGTGTACTTATTTCTTCAATACTAAATAAAATCATATACGGATATGTGGAGTAGTAAAATGTTCCTTAGTTGGGCTTTAATCTTATGCTTAGCATTTGCTATTTCATGTATTGTGAATGGTGAGTATCTATCATTCTTTATAATGTCTATAATATGCTCATTTATTATAACCTCTCACTATGCTAAATAAATTACTATACTGGCTATTTTCTAAAGCTATCCTAAAGGTTTACTTCAATTCCCAATCTAAAAAGTCAGGCTTTGAGAACATGGATAAGGCTTTTGTTGATAGTTTAGGTAAAATATATTACCTTCCTAAGAATGATTTTGACTATCCAATTGAACGAGTTAAGGAAATACACAAGAGATTAAAGCGTGTTGATTCAGGCCTTTCAGATACCGAACTACAACGTTTGTTAGACGTAATGAAGAAAGCCCTTAACGGTGGTAAGAATCCCGACATTGGCCGTATAGGGTATGCAATAGCTGAATTTGAGTTAAGGAAAGAGATTTGGATACACGAAGATTTATGGTTCGATATCTTAGCTTTAAAGTATGTACGTGAGGATGAAAAGCCTTATATTGTCGATTGGAATATTCACGAAGAAAAGATTAAGCAATTCAGAAAGGACAGCCAGGGGGGACTGTACGATTTTTTTTACAAAATGGGATTAATGAGTTGTATACCCTTTTTGGAAAAGTTGGAACCCGATTGGGACGCATATATGGACGAGAGTCAGGCGACAATGAAAGCAATGAACAAGATGAACGAACTATATCTCACAGATTCGAGCTTATCCAAATGGAAGAGAATCACCAATCCGAACTTATGCGCCTTGCAGGGGGCAAAGTAAGTGAAAAAGAAAAGATACAACGAATGCGGTTATCTGAATATTTTGATTTGCTGAAATATACAGTAGATAAGAATAACAGGGATACGCAAAAAACACCTACATAATGGCAACTGAAATAGAGGTAATAAAATTTGAAGGCGACTTATCAGCACTTAGGAAAGACCTAAAGGCTGCGGAGTCGTCTTTTTCTACGTTAGAAAATAAGGGTAAGGTTGCCGCAAAGAACACAGAGCAATCCTTTTCTAAACTAGGCAGTTCGGTAAAGAATGTTTTGCAGAACCTTCCATTTGGAGGGCTAATAAACGACCTACAAACAGCCTCACAGTCAGCGAGAGGATTAGGTCAAGGTATTGCAGAAATAGGAGGGGGAGCAAGTAAAGCAGGCGGAGGCGTTAGGGCTTTAACTTCGCTTATCGGTGTTGGATTACTTGGGGCGGTTGCCTTGGCGGTTGCTGCAATTGCTTCATTGGTAGCATTTGTTAAGCAAACAGATGAGGGGGCTGCAAGATTAGACGCTACATTTGCTGCACTAGGGGCTGCTACCGATGTACTTACTGGTAGGTTTGCTATTTGGGGGAATCAGTTATTAGATTTTTATGACAAGGCGGGGGCTGAAGGGTCTGGGTTTTGGGGTAGTTTAATTGGGCACATTAAAGAATATTACGGAGTTGTTACGAAAGCAGCCGCGTTTGTGTGGTCTCCATTGACCGATGCATTAAAGGAGACAACCGATTTAATGAAAGCCGCAGCAGACGAAGCATTTAGGTTATCTTTAGAATTAGATGCCATCCAGGATGAAATGAGGCTTTTGGGTGTAGAATCGAAGGCTACAGAATTGCAAATATTATCACTTTTAAAGCAGGCTAAAAACAGAGGCATAGACGTAACGACTCGTTTAGGCTTAATTACACAAGCGCAGGAGTTGGAAAATTCAAACCTTCAAAAGAATTTTGAATTACAAAGAATGTATTATGCGAACATTTCAGATACTAATATTTTAAAGTTAGAATCAATAAATCAAGACAAGCAAGCCCAAGTAGAAAACGTTAAATCGTTTTCAATTGCAATTAAAACAGCAAAAAATGCAGACGAATTATTATATCTATACAAAGAGCAAATAAATGCACAGGAAGGGTTAAGATCAATTTCAGACGCTCAGGCACAGGCTCAAGTTGACGGACTTCAAAAGATTATTGAACTTGATGGGCGTTCTCAAGTACTACAAGAGAAGTATGCATCCATAACATCTCAGTTAATTGAAAAGGAAATAGCAGACAGAACCGAAGCAATAAAGGCAGTTGAACGCGCGCGCGAAGCATCAGCGATAACAACTATTAAAGGTGAGCAAGAGCTAAGCCGTTCGGTATTGGCTATTAAGATAGCGTCCTTACAATCTCAAAAGACCTTATTGAAACAATACGCAAAGGATACGTCAGCTATTGACTTAGAAATTGCAACGCTTAATAAAAAGTACTTAGACGACTTGACTAAAGCTCAAGATGAAGCCAACGCAAAACGTTTAGCTTCCGATAAATCCAGGTCAGATGCGGAGCGTAAGTTAATGGAAGAAAATTACACTAAGGAAATTCAAGACATTGACGCGAATGGCAAAATGCAGCTATTGCAAATACGCAACCAAAGCAAAACGGAGTTTGAAATTAAGAAGGATGAATTACGCTTAGATATTGGTATTTTGGAAGCTAAAAGGATAGCCAATATAAAGAACGGTAAGGAAATAGGCGACATTAACTTAGAACTTCAACAAAAGAACAAGGAAATAAACGCATCCGATCTAAAAGATTACGAAGAAACCCAAGCGAAGAAAAAGCAAGCGACTATAAACACATTAGGCTTCATATTTGATCAAACGGAGTCTATTTATAATGGACTTGCTCAAAACAGGGCAGCGAGAACACAGGTTGAAATTTCAGAGTCGCAAATGGCTACTCAGAAAAAAGAAAAAGACCTACAAAAACAATTAGAAAACGGCACAATATCACAAGAAAAGTATAGCGCAACGCTTAGGCTTATTCAGGAGAAACAAGCGCGTACAGAGGCGGCATTGAAAGCCAAACAAGCAAAGGCAGACAAGCAGGCGGCATTATTCAACATCATAATAAATACCGCTGCATCTATCGCTAAAACCCTAGCAACGTTAGGAGTGCCAGCAGGTATTCCGGCATCACTTATAGCAGCAGCAGCAGGGGCGGCACAATACGCTATTGTAAACGCAAGGCCTATCCCTAAATATAAGGATGGTGTTATTGATATGGGCGGTAAGGGTACGGGAACAAGTGATTCAAATTTAGCATGGACTTCTAAAGGTGAATCTATTATGACAGCGAAGGAAACTAACGATAATTTAGGCTTGCTTTGGGCTATCCGAAATAATAAACTTGATGAATATGCAGACCGTGCATGGGTTAAGCCTGCACTAGACAAACAGGATGAAATTAAAAAGAATAAAGAGCAACGTTACAACCGAATGATGAAAAAAGCTATAGGTAAGAATCAAGAGTTAGATACCTTTGAACTTGAAAAGGCTATACGCAAAAATGGATCTGTTAAGATTACTAACTGGGATGAAATGCCAATAGGAAAGGGGCGTAACATTGTTTAGATACACATTATATCACAGTACCGACAAGTATATACTATCAACCGATCCTAAAGGGTGGGATGCCGCGGAGCTAGGAATAACACGCTCTCCAAAGTATCATGGGATGAACTATAACCAAATACTCGCACTGTCTTTTATTTGCGGTTCCGGAAAAGAATTTATTGATAACATTTACAACACCTTAGGAGTCGATGAAGAAATAAAAATAACGGTTGAGGAATCTTGCGAGTGTGTTGAAACGATAACTAACAACTCATATAGTCCAGATTATTCACCCGATTACGAACAAGGCGGATCTTCTTTAGATTGTAATTATCAAATGCTATTTGAGGGAATGTTAGACCTATTCAGTATAAATATACTTGACCAGGAAACGCAAGTACCATTGATTGAACAAGGGTTAAACCAAAAACTAACATCTAGGATTGAAACGAAGGTAGAATTATTTTCAAATAAGACTATCGGAGGGCAAATAATAAACGACATTACGGCTCCGTATAATTTGAATTTACATAGTAAGGCTGTTACGGCTTTGGGTAATTGGCAGTTTGTAGATTACATGGAAGAGGTTTTAAATTCCACTGTAGGATTTGGATTATATCTTAATTTGATACCTGTATTTATTGAAAAAGATGGATTGTATTTTGAAGACAATGAATCAAATCCAATAGATGCAATTTTCTACAATCAGTCAAACGCAAGCATTCAATTAAAGGTAAATATTAAATCTATTGGAGGGATTCAACTAAAAAGATTGTCTCCTAGCAATTCGGTTAATTTAACTACAATTTTTGGTATAAGAATAGGTACAGACCCAATTAGCCCAGGATTTAATCATAAGTTTATACCAGATCAAGTGTTCAATTATGATGGCACGTATAAGCAAGTGGACTTAACAGTTACCGATGAAGTAACTATTACTGTTCCTGCTGGCAACTTCGTATTTATATCAATGGTTGTTTATGGCACAGCATCCGAAGCATGGGAAGCAACGTCTGCATTCACTTCATTGAGCGTTACGGCCACATACGTATCATTAGCATTACCAAGCGTGAGTAAGGCTCAATATATATTTGAGTCATTGGCTCGAATTGGTGAGTCTATGTTTGACAAGGCCGATTGTGTGCGATCTTCTTATTACGGCCGTATAAATGCAACCCCCTACGAAGAAATAGAAAATGGATGTGGTTCATTTGGAGCGTTTACAAGTGGTGTGATGATTAGGCAATACCCAACTGTAGGAGAAAAACCAAACGGTATACAAATGTCTTGTAATGAAACATTCGAAACCTTAGACGCTATTGATGACATAGGGATAGGCTTTGAAAAGTGGGGCACTGATTATAAATTAAGATGGGAACGGAAAGGTTTTTTCTATCAAAATTTAGAGATTATTAAACTAGAGCATGTGCCCAATATTAAGCGAAGTGTTGCGCAGGAATACGCGTTTAACGACATATTGCTAGGGTTTGCTAAATGGCAGGTTACAAGCGCAAATGGACTAGATGAGTATTGTTCACGATCACAATACACCAACGGAATGAAGGCGGTGAGCCAACAATTAGTCAAGTCTTCCCCTTACATTGGATCGGCCTACATACTGGAGCAAGTAAGAAGGATGCCATATAACGAAAACGTAACAACTGATACGGATTACGACAATGATAACTTTATTATTGCCCTTAATAGATCACTAGGTTATGATGGAGCACCAACAAATCTAGTTACGGCTGAAAAGAATGAAAACTTTACGTTAGTTAGCAACGTGTTAAGCCCAGAAACAACTTACAACTTAAGGTACACTGTCAGTAAAAACTTACTTAGAAACATCCCAAGTATTACGCCTATCGTAACTAAATATTCAAGTAGAAACGTTAATTTTACTTACGGTGAGGGCAATAAATTTATTGTTACGCAAGATACGGTTCAATGTCCTTCTTATTTTAATGGGAACCCATTAGCAGGTAATCAAGACATAACATGGATTGCATCCGGTGAAAAGCCTTTATTTATTGCTGAATATTTGGAGTTCCAATACCCTATAACCAGGGAACAATATCTTTTAATTAAAGATGCACACGAAAACCCAACTTCTTTAGTTCATAATGGGTATATTACAGTGTCAAATGAAAAAGAAACAATTAAGGGTTATTTAATTGATCTTAAATACAAGCAAAAAACGGGATTATCTACGTTTAAATTAATTAGAAAGTATGATTAAATTTATAGATAATCAAAGTGTAAAATTTGTAAAGGAAGGCGAATACAATACGTGTGGATGTGTTGGAAAGCACTATTGTCAACCCGTTAGATTTACAGACGAAACACAATTTCAAATACTTGGCAATGTCTTAAACACCGATCCAGGATTTAGCGATATTTATATAGGATGGGAGACGTGGACCGCTGTATTATTGTCTACTACGAGCATTGGCGTTTCATCTGTTGGTGTGTGCGATGGTTCAATATCGGCCGTTGCTTCGGCAGGTTCGGGAGGTTTTCAATATAAAAAAGATTCAGGGGCATTCCAGGCGTCAGGATCATTTACGGGACTATGTGAAGGAACATACTTGATTACTGTAATAGATTCGGCCGGTAATTACGCAAGTGAATACGCAACTATTGGATTAGGCTTTGTGTGTTCAACATTGGCAGGTAAAAAACTAAACCAAGTTGCATCTAATAGCTTAAATGAAGTAAGAAATTGTAAACTTAATAACGCATTATAATATGGCACTATTACAAGAATTAAACGAAGCACCTGGAGGCGATTCATTCGCAAATTTATACGCTAAATATGATTTGCTAACACAAACCATAAATTCTATTTTAGGTGGGGGTACAGCAGGTCAATACCCTTCTAAAGTAGATGGCACTGACTTTAACTTTGTTTTTACTAACCCTCCTGTTGTTAAGTTTAAGGTTGTAAATATTGGGCCTTGGGATATGGACACTACGTCAGCCGTAAATGTAGCGCACGGTATAGCAGACTTTTCTAAAATTAGGATGGTTCAAATACTTATCAATAGGGATGATAGCGCACAATATGCTTCATTAGAAATTAGGAACCCGTCCACTTTTGCGGATTCGGGGCCAGCAGGAACATTCTTTATTCAGCCAACAAATATGGTTTTACAACGCTCGAGCGGTGGGTTATTTGACGCAACACAATTTAATGACGCTGTAATGAATCGCGGATTTGTTACAATTGGATACATAGACTAATGTGGAACATATCTGAAATAGGGGCCTGCTATTCCGGAGCGAGTGGGCAGGTGATAGGTCAAAGTGGGATACTAGAAGTAGGTAAGAGTTACATTGTATCTATCGAAGTGTCAGGGATGACTAACGGAAAGTTATCATTTGATTCTTTCGGCGGTGAACTAAATGAAATAATTGATAACGGCGCCTACCAATTGTCAGGCATTGCTACTATTCCAGACGTTTCGATTACGGCTTTAGATTACGCAGGACTCCCGTTTAACGGGTGCGTAACATTTGCATACGTTTTAGAGCCTCCTATAATTAACGTAGTTGACTGTGGGGGCGGCATAGTTTATACCGTTCCTTCAAATACATTAGATGCTTATAAGGGCTTTATTCAAATTACAGTACCTTGGGATTTGCCTAACGGGAAATATACTATCCAAATAGAGGATGTCCCAATTCAATACGTTTCAGAATGTTTTGATGTTAACGATCATGAGTGTTCTTTACTCCTTTCATGGACTAACGATGACAACGGATATAATTTGGATTACCAAACCTTAAAGCTAGTAAATAAATTACGCGTAGTCGGTAAGCTTTGGAACGTTGCACCAAACACAGATAGAGAAGTATTTAAGTTCTCCAATAACACCCGTAAGATAATCTATTCTGAAACCGATATGGTACAGGATTTAACTATTAAGGACGTAGTTGATTATACCGCGCGCGCCATAGGAATAGGGATCAACCATGATAGATTCAATATTGATGGTGATGAATATTATTCGGAAGAACCGAACATTCAGCCTAACTGGAGAAAATCAAGTCTTTCGGCTCCTGTTGTAATTAAGGTAAGTAAAAAAACAAGTGGATTAATAAATAGAAATTGTAAATAATTTATTATATTTGCATATATAAATATCATGGTCGCAACATGATGAAAGCCTTAATGCAATGGACATCATTGTTAGTCCATTAAAAGCCCGATATGTTGCGACCATATTCGGGCTTTTTGCATTTTATGCCTCAAATAAAATAGACTGGATGTATTCACTAGGTCTTTTATGCGCTCCCCTGAACGAAGGGTGTCGGATACTCCAATTAAATGAAAGGCACGGATGTAACTTTTTCCTCTTTCAGCCAAAGCGATGAAGAAACTCATTAACTCAAGGTTAGGATAGTTACTATTCCTTAGGGGTAGGGGTAGTAACTTCTTTTCAAACCTGCAAATCTAAAATCTATTAATCTAAGGTTAGGAACATCTTTAATAATTAGTAAAATAAAAAAAAAGTATTTATATTCGCATAACGTGGTTTACAGTGGGTTCCAAACCCTAAAAATGGACAGTTGCAAATATTCTCTGAGCACAAAATGAGGATGTAATTTTAAAAGCAATCAAAATGTCATATATAAACTGTTTACCAGAAGATTTGACTCCATACGAAGCAAATTTATGCTACTATCCTAAAGGAGGTATTAGCAAAACGTTTGTTTTGAAAAAAGGATATACAACAACCGACTTCTCAAACGCAACGCAAGTTAATGCTGATAAAACAGCAGGCAGACTACGTATTATGGGTGGACTTAAAGGTAATTTACCAGAGCCGTCTGTAGTTGAAGGTGAAAACCCTATAGCGTGTGGCTCTGAAACTATTGTCGATGGTTACGACTACACATTCGAATCTAAAGACTTTAATGTTAATGAGGGTAACGACGAGTTCTACAGAAAGTTAAACCAATCCCAGTTTTCTGGATTTGGCATGTACCTATGTGAGCAAAACGCGGTACGTGTAATTGAAACAGGCGTTTCATTTAACGCTCGCTTAGTTATCCCTGAATCAAATAAGGAAAAGCAACATTATCTTGTAACTGCTAAGTGGTCTCAAGATGTAGCTGATCCTTTCCCGGTACTTTACGATGCTCCTGTAGGCATCTTTTAGTAGTTCTGTGAGAGAACAGAGAGCGTACTAGGTACGCTCTCTTATTTATATATTTATGATACTACTTATTGCTTATGGTAATAGTGCTTATGCGAAGTTTGCTTCAAATTTAGCATATTCCATTAAACGTTTTTCAAATGTTCATATTACCCTGGCTTCCGATGGATGTCATGAAGGGTATGATATGGGCAAGGTTGATACTATCATACCATTTAATCCGGATGAATTCAATAACGATCCGTGCTTAATTAAGATAAGCCTTTTAAAAATCACCCCTTATGCGAATACTATTTTTTTAGACGTAGACATGATTTGTTTAAAAAATCCTTCTACTTTATTTAACAACATTTCAACTAAGCCATTTTGGATAGATTGTATTCGACAAACCAATGAAAATTGGTGGATGAACGCTGAAAGTATGGCTAAATACGGCTGTCAAAAACAATTCAACGACGTTAACAGCTCTATAATGGCATTTGACAAGTCAGAAAAAACAACACTATACTTTGATAGATTACATAGCCTTTATTTATCACTTAACAAAAAGGACTTAAAAAATTCATGGGGCAAAAGGCGGCTTATACCGGACGAAGTGCTTCACTCTTGTACGTTAAATGCTCCGATAGAATCAATCAATCCTGTTCATTACTGCGATAACGAAGGGCTTGATATGAGCACAGAATTTCTATCCATGTACGGGTTCGGTATTGCTAAGCCTATTGCAAAGAAGGTTTATAACGATGTGATGAAGTTTTGCAACGAAAATTATTATAATATAGAGTCGATTTATAAACATAAATTTGTAGGCAAATGATAATAACGAGCCTAGCACCTTCGCATAAGAATAAAGAGAACCAACACAAAGCTATTCAAAGTTGGAGAATGCACGATACAAAAATCGTTTCGGTCAATCATATTTCAGAGATTGAAGAACTTAAAAACGAATACGACGTAGAATTTATCGAGCCTGACCGTACCGGATGGGGAATATTTGGAAGGCATTATGTACCGGCTTCGGAGTTATTAAAGGTAATTAGAAAAGAAGGCTCCGGATTAATTATAAATTCAGATATTATTATAAAAGATTTACCTAAATTTGGGAATAATCCTATAATATTTAATAGACATGATTTCATAGATACAATGGACAAATCTATTTTGTTTAGGTCTGGGTTTGATGCGTTTTATTTAAGATCAGAACATTGCAACTTGCCAGAAACTAATCTATGTCTAGGACAATGCCATTGGGATTATTGGCTCCCAATAATGTTAATGCAAAATGGATTAAGTATTGAAAGACCTGTAGACGCTCACATATTTCACAAAAAACATGAATTACAATATTCTATGTTGAATTGGGAAAAAACATCTACGATATTTTCACAGGAAACGGGTATAAAAGGCTCTAATCAATCAATAAGTCAAAAAGCATTCTCTCACATAACATCTAGATTGATAAATATATGATAACTATAGGAAATTGTAAGGATTGTAAAAGCTTTAATTTAGATAAGTCTATGTGCTTCTCTCCCAATATGAGGTCAGAAGAGGTTGACAATCTTATTTCAAGACAGTATGGTGATTTGCCTAATTATATAGATGATGGCGTAGTTGTATAGGCTGGCGATTACTATGCAGCAAAAATGATTGTAGGGCAAAATTTCGGATGCGTAAACTTTGAAGCAAAATGATTTCAATATTCATACGCACATATAGGGCAGACATTAAATGGCTTGAATACTGTTTAAAATCAATCCATAAAAACTTAACGGGATGGGATGAAATTGTTATCTGCATTCCAACAGGACAAGAGCATTTATTGAATCACTTAACAGCGGAAAGGGTTGTGCTTTCTAGTATTTATAATGACGATTATATAGGCCAACAGATAAGCAAATTAGAAGCATACAAGCACTGCAAAGGCGAATATATATTATTCGTTGATTCAGACCTAGCATTCTACGAAGGGGCTGACGTTAATGATTATTTTATTGACAATAAACCAGTACTTTTGTATGATAAATACGAAAATGTTGGAGAGGCTATTTGTTGGAAGGCAATAACCGAAAAGTTATTTGATGAAAATATACATTTTGAGTTTATGAGGCGCGCGCCTCAACTATTTAATAAATCAACGTTAGAAAGATTTGCAGACAAATTCCCAGACATTGAAAATTATGCTGTTTCGCAGCCACATAGACAATTTAGTGAATTTAATGCACTTGGTTTTTTTGCATGGAAATATGAACAAGAAACCTATAAATTTATTGAGGCTCACTATACAACAGGATCGGATAATAACGAAATGGATTCTTTACCAAAAAATAAAACATTCCAGGGGTGGTCCTGGGGCGGATTTACAGAAGAAGTAATGATTAAACTTAATCAAATATAACAGCATGAAGTTAACTAAAGAAGGAATCGCAGTACTAGAAAACGATTCCCATATAAGTAAGTGGGTAGAAGAACATGAAAGGCTGGATTTTGACCATAACATGTTACCTCGAATCTTACCACACATTAAAGATGGCTCTGTCATTATAGATGTTGGTGCATACATTGGAGATACAACAGAAGCACTTCGTAAAAAAGGTGTTGTGCATGCATTTGAACCAAACCCAGAAGCGTTTGAGTGCCTTAAATACAATATGCAGGGGGAAGACGTTGTATGTCGCAATATAGCTTTGTCAGACTACGTTCACGGTTATTCCGTAGTAATACCAAATGATAATTTTGGCATGGCTACGATTGAAGATAAAGGCGAAACGGTTACTACAACATTAGACAATTATTGTAAAGATTACGGCATAATCCCTAACGTAATTAAAATTGATGCAGAAGGGTATGAGTTAAAAATATTAGTCGGAGCATTCGAAACCCTAGCAAAGCACAAGCCTATTCTGATACTTGAGGTAAACGAATCCGCATTGATTGCACACGGAACAAGCCGAACCGAACTATTTGAATATCTTGATAAAATAGGTTATATTTATTCAGATATTTACGGTGAGCCATTAGAAAAATTACATACACAATTTGATATTATTTGTTATGCAAAAAGTAATTAGAAAGCCAATCAGACAGATACCAAGACCTAAGCCTTGTAATTCTTGTAATAATTAGTATGACAACAGAAGAACTTCAATCTCTCTTTGAACTAAAAGTATCGCAGCTAAAAGCTAGGTACAAGTACAAAAAAAAGTACCATGAAGTCGACTTTACAGAAGTTTATGTAAAGTCGATTGAGCAGCTTGAGCGTATACGTATACATTCTGAAATAGACCTGTTTCCAGAAAGCCTATTTATTAATCGCGCTCCAAATCAAACAGAGGTTGAGTTTAAATATATTAAGGCAAATTACAAATCCGTAACGCTCCCTGTTTGGCAACAATTCCAATCGGCACAGTCAAGGATATGGGGCGATCAAAATTGGAAAATAGAATATAATGGAAATGATGACGCAAAGCAATATTTAGAAAACGATTACCCTGTTTATGGATCGCATGAAGTTTTTTTTAAGGATGTAATTACAACAACAAAGGAAAAGGACAATAACGGAGCCGCCGTATTAAAAATAGATATTCCATATTTGCCATTTAAAAATGAACGTGGCGAAAATGTATATCCAGTAATATCGGATAGGGATATGTTAACCCCTACTACATATTATTATTCATGTGATAAAATTATAGGGTTTAAAGAAGATGTTTATGGTGTTGTTTTGACTAACTCAAATAGCCCTATTCAAAGAGGAAACAAGACCTTAGACGAAGGGTTAGTATTTGATATTTACGATAAAAACTTTATTTACCGGGCCTTTCAATTTGGCAAGCAGGAAGACTTTACTTTTGAGTTAATCGAATACATTAAACACGATTTAAACCGGCTACCATTTAAGAAACTAAACGGTTTGGCGGTTCAAATGCAAGACGAAGTATTCTACCAATCTTCATTTATTAGTGCTGTTGACTCGCTTGATAAGTGTGTGTTAGACGATTCATATTTAATGGCCTCAAAGGCTAAGTGCGCTTATCCTAAAGAATGGGAATATGCGTCTGAATGTGATTACACAAATGATGAAGGGAATAAGTGTGTAGGTGGTGTCATATTGCATGAAGGTAGTTCTTCAAATTGCCCTTCATGTGCAGGAACGGGAAAGCAAAGACCAGGCATTTTAGGAATTAAACAGATTAAAATTTCTGAGTATGGTACACAACAAAATGTACCAACTCCTCCAGGGGGCTTTTACGGCCCTGACTTAAATCCGTTAATATTCCTTTCAGATCAAATTGATAAAAATTTAGGTAAGGCTGCATCTATTTTAAATATTGACATTAGCAATTCAAATGTTAAAGGAAGTGATACCGCTTTAGGTAAACAGATTGACCGTGAAGAACAATTTGCATTTATAAAAAGAATTTCAGATCAAACATTTCAGTTATTCGAGTTCTTCACAAATGTACTGATTGAAGTTAGATTTGGTAAAGGTTCTCAACTTCCTTCAATAACATACCCTAGAACATTTGCACTTCGTAACGATGCAGACTTAACTACTGAAATTGCACAGGCTCAGTTAGCAGGATTACCAGACGGTACAATAAAGAAGTTAACAAAGGACTATTACGAAACTCGATTTGGTACAGACGTAGACCAACAGAAAATAATTGATTTAATGTTTGCTACTGACCGATTAATGGGGCTTTCTAATGACGACATTCTAAAGAAACTAGCGTCTGGAACAGTTGCAGGATGGGAGGATATACTTCATACGTCTGCTGAAATGTTCATAGATCAACTAATTGATGAAGATAATAACTTCCTAGAAAAGTCTTTAAAGGATCAAAAAACTTTGCTGTATCAAATGGCAAAAGATAGGTATACAGATATAAATCCTGCACGAGTAAACGTAGATAACGTACTAGCAAATGCCAACGCTTGACGAAATAGTTAAAGAGAAAATGGCACGCCTTACAAGTGTTCCGGATGAAATGGTTACGGCTGCTGATCGTGCTCAATTGAATATGCTCAAAAAGGCTGAGGAACTTATATCTAAAATGGATATTGTTGATGGCAAAATTGTTTTCAATGATAAAAATATTCAGTTAATAAGTTCTATAAGCCGAGAATTAGAAGGTGCTATTATTGACGATGCTTATGTTAGTTCGCTTACTTCATTTGCTAAGGAATTTAACACCCAAGCAACTATCAATAATAACTATTTCTATAAGATAATTCAGGACTTTGAGCCTAAAAGCGTTTATCAATCAACGTTGAAAATAGCGCAACAAAATGCTATCAATTTACTTTCTCAAGATGCTGTAACGGCTCAAATAGTTTCTCCGATTAAAGATACATTATTATCGGCTGTAACAAATGGCGGTTCATTCAGCGACACGATGAACGCTATTAGGGAGGTTGCTACGAACACGGAAAAGTCAGACGGATTACTTACGCGTTATGTTAAAAGAGTTGCTTACGATTCATACGCAGTAGCAGACAGGCAATATACAAAGGTTATAAGCGAAGATTTAGGGCTAGAGTTTTATAAATACCAAGGCGGTGAAATTGCAGATACTCGATGTTTCTGTGAAGAACGGCACGGGAATTGGTATCACAAAAAAGAAATACAAGATTGGGGGATAGGTAAAGGTGTTGGTAAGTGTGGATTTCCTTTTCAGGGAATGAACGCAAATACAAATTCAGATACAATATTCTCATTTGTAGGTGGTTACAACTGCAAGCATTCTTTAATCCCGATTATTACAAGTCGAGTTCCTAAACAATGGGTTGATCGTGCAAAAAGACTAGGATATTATAATAATTGATAAAAAATAATTATATTTGGATATGATTGATAAAGACAAGGTACATAGAGTAATAAAAATCGAAAGCGGTAAGGTTGATTACGTTTCAGATCACATTGCTAACGATAAAGAATTATTGCTAGAGTACGGATACATGTTGCAGCCAATGCCGGAAGCCGATATTATTGAACCTGTTTTGACGGTAACTGTTGAACATGTTCAAATTGCTATTGATGAATTAGAGCCAATTATTGAAAAGTCTAAAATTAAAACAAAATAAATCTCTCACATGGAATTAAAAGATGTTATCGCATTTACAGGAATCGACGCAACAACTTTAGACGAATTTAAGTCTAAGTTTACAGAAACATTTGTTTCTAAATCTGAAATGCCAGACTTGGAAAAAGAACGCTCTGCAATCACAGGGAAAGTAACGGGTGCATTACAAACTCGTGCCAAATCTCTATTTGGTCTAGAGGCAGATGAAACTAAAGGCCTTAGATGGGAGGAAGTCCTTGAGCTTGGGGCAAAAAAGAAAAATGAAGAAATTGATTCTTTAAAAGAGATGTCATTAAAAACAAATGACGGAGCGATAAAAGAATTGAATGATAAAATTGAAAAGCTAAACAAGTCTAAAGACGATTATAAAGCAGCTTCACAATTGGCGCAAGATGCTTTACAAAGCAGAGAACAAGAGTTTGCAGGTAAGTTTAAAAGCTTTAAATCGGAATCAGTATTTAAGGATTCGTTCCTAAAAGTGCAGCCAAAACTTTCTTCTTTATCCGAAGCAGAGCAATTTTATTTAAACAATTTGGTTAAAGAAAACGTAATCATTGACTTTGATGAAAACGAGCAACCAATCGTTTTAAATAAAGAAGGCAAAAGATGGATAGACCCTAATAAAGCTGGTGGGTTCCTTACAGCAGACGCGGTAATTGAAAGTATTGCAGCAGAAAAAAACTTTATTAAAAAGAATGATGCAGGCGATAGAAAGCCTATATTTACAAATAATAACGCTGGATTAAATCAGCAACAAAATACTGAAAGACAAGTACACCCGAACGCTTTAAAAGCAAAAGGTTAAAAGTCTGTTAGCCACGTAAGAATAGTTGTCTCCTCTGACATTAACAGAGGATTTAGTCGAAGAAGGCGTACCCTTCAAAAGCAAAATCCACAGCTTAATAAAAGAGGAATTTAATTTCAAAATTAAACACGACAACTATGTCTTATTTAGGTAATTTAATCGCATGCCCTGACTTACAGGATCGCTTAAACGGTTATTTCGGTTGCAATAAAGCGACTACAATGGCTGTTCATGAAACGGGTTTAACTCAGTTTCTTTTTTCTCCAATCAACACAAACAACGTATTAAATAGGGTCATCGCTCCCGGCGATGGTAAGATTCGTACGGTTGGATTGGTTTACACTCCACGAATAAAAGCTGATGACGTAGCAACGTCTATCAATCGTGAGTCTTGCGTATCTACAACACCACACGGTGAGCGCACAACGTCTTATTCACTTGATACTAATGTTGGTGTTGAGATTGAAAGAAAGATTCGCCAAAACGACTTAATCACACACTGTCAAAACAATCAAGAGTATATCCAGGATATGCAATTGAATATGATTGGTGCGTTAATTCGTAAAATGGATGTGAGATTAGCAGCCCAAACAGTACTTTTAAAAGGTGCTTTCGGATTAGGTGAAACAGGTGTTGCGGCAAACGTTAAAACAGTTGCAACCCGTAGACCTTCTGCTATTGGTGGTGGCTTGTCAGATGATTTCATTACTGAAATTGACTTTGCAACAATGAACGCAGGTTATTGCGCTTCTCCTTTTGTTTTTGGATATACTGAAATTTACAAATCTTACAAAAAGTTACAAGCTCAGTGCTGTGCCGATAACGGTACAAACGTTGGTTTGCTTGCTCAATCTGTAGGTCTTGCAGGTTCATTTATTCCAGAATCAAACGTTCCTTTGGCATTAGGTGCAACGGCTGATTTCATAACACTTGATCCAGGCGCGGTACAGGTTCTTACTTATAATGGATTTGAAGGTTATGGCAATGAATTTGACCAACCAACATTTATCCAAACGGTAATTACTGACCCTGCAACAGGCATTCCGTTTGATTTCCAAGCTAAATTTGATTGTGGATACTGGCACTTTAGAATGTCATTGGCATTCAAAGCGGTTGGTGTTCCAACTGATATGTATTACTCTGGTGATCGTTACGACGGTGTTACTGGTGTTAACGCATTCAAAATTACTAATCCTGCTTAGATATAATAAGCCCCTGCATTTGTGGGGGCTTATTTATTATTATGTATAGCCAAGATTATAACAACGACTACCAACATACAACCATTCAGCTAATGAGTTGCTTTCAAAATATTATCGGTATAAAAAGAACATGTGATACTACTATCCCTATTTCTAATTTATACGTAAATGACTTAACAGGGCTTACCGTTAAAGATGCTGATGCTGCAATTTCAGTAGAATATGCTTCTGGCGTACGAATGATTAAGGACAAAATAGAATTTGCAACAAGCCTACTTATTCAGCATGTAAAAAATAGTGCTACAAAATTTTTATCCCGTTCTGTAATTGAGAATGTAACGATTGGAATTTATAAAGAAAAAAATACTATTGCATCAGAAGTAGGCAAATTAAAAGGCATTCAATTTAAGCTAAAACAATATCCGTACTTTTCTTTTAATTTAACTGCAATTTCATTTTTTGCAAACGAAACTAAGATTATAAATATTTACATTTATGATTTAGTTACAGGTCAATTATTAGATACTATTCCTGTATCGGCTACATCTGGACAGGTTGTAAACGTTATCGTAAATAAAGTTTACAAGTCAAGTTCTAAGATATTGAATTTATTTATTGCTACGGATTCAACCATTTCACACAACCAAGCCGACTTGTATAAAGGCCATTGTGGGGGTTGTACTGATACGTTTAATCACAACTATTCATACTTAAGTTATAAAGAAATAGGTACAGGATTAGAGGTTATAGAATCGAATTTAACAGGTGGTCAATCTACTGGAGGTATTAGTTTTAATTACTCCTTAGAGTGCGATATAGAACCTTTTATTTGTTCCATTGCTCCTTCATTAGCGATGCCAATTCTTTATAAAACAGGCGTTCTTTTAATGGATGAATTTGTATACACAAAGCGACAAAACGCAGCAATGACAGTATATAAAGATAATCATGCCGAATTAAAGGATATGTACGAAGCGGAATTTCAATCTTCAATGAACGCGATTCTATCCAATATGATTATACCTAAAGATGTTTGCTTTACTTGTAATTCATCTATTCGGCACGTTGCAATAGCACCATGAAAGGCTCTGAATACTTTAATCGGCTAAACAGACAGCTTACACAGGAGGCTTTAAACAAGGCCGTGATAAGTGCAGCTATTACGGTGAATTCAGAGGTTGGAGAAAGGATATTTCAAAACGGGTTAGATTCAAATGGTAAAGAAATAGGTAAATACGATACGGACACGCCTCTTTATGTTAATCCTAAAAATGCACCTAAAAAGTTTCCGACAAAAGGCAAAACAGGCAATGCTAAATTTGCCGATGGATCGAATCATAAAACAGGATACTTTGATTCTTACACCTCATACCGCAAGAATGTAGGCCGAAAAGTTGGTAAAGTTATTCTGTCGTTATTTGGAATACTTGAAAGTGATTTTGTTAAGGGGCCTAGAATAATAAATGGGAGTGCAGTTATTACGCTTACTGAAAATAATAATAATAAGCGATTAGGTGCAGAGGAAAAATATGATACAAAAATATTCAAATTATCTGAAAGCGAAAGACAAGTATACGCTCAACTAGTAGTTGAACAAACCATAAAGTACCTAAATGTTAAGTGAAGTAATTACATATTTAGATTCAAAGATTGCATTATTGCCATACGTGCCGGCGTCTAAGGGCTTGGTTGAAAAGTATACTATTGATGGAAAAGAAATACCTAGTACATATTGTTTAGGTGAATGGAAGGCTTTAAATATTGAAGATTCGTTTATATATCATAGAATCACGGGAGCGATTTCAACCGAAGAACTAGATGAAGAACAACAAGTATCATGCGAGCCTTTCAGCCAAAAAGATTATCCTATGCGTTTGGTCTTTTGCAAAAAAAGAACTGAATTTGATAACACTATTTACGATTCTCAACGCGTAGGTGAAGACTTGGCAAACGCTATTCATACATTAAATAATCGAGTATTAACTATTTCATTAGGGGCCGATACCGTTCAAATCCAGCCAAGCGAAATAGAACAAAGCACGCCAATTGCCTTTAACGAGGAATTTGGATTAGATGTAATACCACTCGATTACATATTTATTTATGTCGATTACACAATAAGTATAACAGGTGCAAACTCTTGTTTTAAAACATTATGCCAAAGCGGACAGTAAACCAACTAAAAACACTCACAGATCAAATAATTAAAACTAATAATAACGGTGAAATAACAGCCGTTAAAGATAATGCATTACGTAAAAATGAGTATGATTCATTTTTAAACTTGATTGATGGCGGACTTGTTGTTGATGCCGAAGCAGGCTATTCATCACCCATTACCCCAACCGATCCGTACGCCTTTGCTACTGTAAAGCAAGTACAAGATTCAGCAGGGGCAGTATACGCAGGGGCAACACCTTCAAATACGGCTGTCGGAGGTATTCCAGTAGGCTTCAATCCAACTGGGCTTACGTCTTTACAGTTGTTAGAAAAGGCAATGGTGCAATATATAAGCCCAACATTTTCTTCTTTTGGAGTTTCTGGACAATCCAATACGGTAGAGGTAGGTACCACAATGAGTGGATCTAAAACTTTCATATGGGCTATAAATGCAGGCTCTGGAACGATTCCGACGGTAGATATTATAGATAATACCACAGGGACAACTTTGCTTTCTGGCACGCCTAATGATGGATCCCAAGCATTAACTGTAAATACATTTCAATTAAATGCAAACGGCACAACACAAAGTTGGAAGCTAAGAGGCAATAATACAGGAAACGGAACAACATTTGATTCTAATAACTTTGATGTAGTTGGTAGGTTTATTATTTTCTTTGGCACAACAATATCAACCCCTACAAATTCGGCACAAGTAAGGGCGTTACCCCAAACTAGTTTCTATTTAGGGTCAGGTGTAATCCAATTAAACACAGGCACAGGCATTAAATTTGGTATCGCAGTTCCCCCAGGTTCTTCAGTAGTTTCTGCAATAGACTTAGATGCTTCTAATGCTAATGTTACTTACACATTCGTAGGAAACATAAGTGTAACCGATGCAGGTGGTACAGCTAGGCTATACCCTTATTACGAAGCGAATATTGCAGCTGCATACGCATTTTCACATAGACATAACATATCAATATCTTAATATATGGCACAAACTCCCCCATCCCAACAATTACAAGCAGGCGTACAGGTTCTAAATCCATTTGAATTAGAAACAGATTTAGGCCCTTACGCAACCGTTGCGGAGGCAAACGCTGCTATAATTACAGCTAAAAGGTTTCCAGGAAAGAAGATTAAAATTGTGGTCGCCAACGTGCCAACTGAATATTGGTGGTCTGGCGGTATTGCAGATGTTAACTTAATTGCAATTAGTACAGGTGGCGGTGGAGGCTTAACGTCCTTCAATGGTCGTACAGTAGCATCAGCAGTTCCAACCTCAGGAGATTATGACGCTTTCTACTATACAAAACTACAATCCGATACAGCATACCAAGCTAAGTTTGGTAATCAAGCAGCTAATCTAATTTATGCTGGGCCTGTTTCGGGTGCTGCTGGCCTACCTTCGTTTAGGGCTTTAGTAAATACTGACTTGCCGGCAACATTAGTAGGAAAAGAAATAGGAGCTATCATTTCCGATGATTTTAATAGAGCCTCACTAGGGGCTTCTTATACAAATATAGGTTCGGCAACAGTTGGAATTGCTAGTAATAAATTAGCCCTGTCTGGTGGGGATGGGACGTATGCGAACTATGTATTAAGAAACGACTGGTATTCTCAATTTAAAGAATGGGTTGTTGATTTTGATTTTACATTAGACTCAACTGGTACTGGGATAGGATTTATCATTAAATCTTCAGGTGTTGGAACTTCTGACGGCTTGTTTAAAATTGATCAGACAGGTAAAATTTATATAGATTACAATTTCCCAACATTAACAAACGCTATTAACTCAGGAGCAAATGTACTTTCATTTACATCTATTACAGATGTATTGCACGCACGTATCACGCGAAGCAAAAACTCGTTTACCTTTACCGTTTGGAATGTAACTACAAATAGTGCGCAGTTAGCAGTTACCGCAGCAATGGACTTGACAGGCGCAGGTTTTGCAACAGCGGCGCCTATTCCAAGGTTTGGATTTGTTCAATTGGGAGGCAATAATACAATTGACAATTGGACTTACGGAACCAACATAATTGAAAGACCCGAAATGGGTGCAATGGGGGATTCGCTTACAGATGGGTTTAACGCAGGAACATCTGGGCTAGATTATATAGGACATGTTGAAAAGGGGATTAAATCAAGGATTGTAAAACTTTCTACTTCTGGAAATAAATCTTCTGACCTTGTTTTAGGCCTTCCTGAGCTTGGGTTGCTTAAGCCAAAATATGTTCTTATATTAATAGGTGCAAATGATGCCGTTGCAGTCGTTCCTCTAGCTACATATCAATCAAACATAAATTCAATTATTGCCTACTGTAGAATAATAGGAACAATCCCCATATTCATAACCGCAGCCCCAGTAACCACTACAAGTGTAAACACGTTGTTGGATACGTATAATACATGGATAATAAATACGGTAGGTGCAGTATGGGGATTCCAAGTAATAGATATTTCTACTTTCTTAAAACAAGGAGGAACTGCGCTTGCGACTAGCTACTCTTCAGATGGCATTCATTGGAAATTTAACGGACATGCAGGGGTCGGGTCAATTGTTACAACTGCGCTGTTTTCTAAATTCCAAGGTTTATCATTTTCGTTTAGAGATGACGGAAGGAATATTTGTATAGGCACAACCAATTTCACAACACCTACACGACACGACAGTCCGACATATAGAGGTTTTTTTGTTGGAGACAATAACTACATCCACGCTGAAACTATCGGGGGTCAGGAAGGCTTAATATTGGGGGCAAACAGGACTATACTTAATGGCTTACAAACTTGCCAAGATGTAGCAAAACCTGCTTGGTGGGTGCATCAGTCGCATGGATTAGATACATGGAAGGTTGTTAGAGCGCCTGCAACCGCTGGCACTATATCGCAGTCAACTGCAATGGAAATTAAAGGAACGGCCACGGCTGGATATCATAACTTTGGTTTCAATCAAGCCGCAAACGCTGGGTATACTTACGATTTCTACAATCCTAATGCTGGTAATACTACATTAAGGTTAAATAGTCTAAACACGCCCACTTTCGGGTTTGCAGAAGTAAGTATAAATGGGGTTCAAATAAGTTACATCTCACCAAACGGGAGCTGGGTTTCTAATTCCGCAAACAATACCACGAATGGAAGAGGTTTGCTTTGCTTAGGGTCAAATCCTATTTCACCGGGTACAAACTACTTATTAATCCGCACAGGCATAGCACCTACAGGCGTACAGGCGGACGGATTTGTGTCTTACTCAACAGATAGGGGTGGCGCAGCAGGTAAGGCTGGAATGACACTGACCACAGAGGACGCAACTAAACATATATTTTCTGACAGGGTAGGCTTAGGAACCTTAACGCCTAATGCTTATGCAACAATAAAACCTGGAGATCATAACACCCCTGGGTTCAGCTTGTCCTTACAGGCAATTATAAGTATAGTAGGGAATGGAACCGTTATAAATATAAACTTTGCAGTACAACCACAAGCTCCATATACTGTTGGACAAAATGTTAAGTTAATAGGAAATTCAAACCCTTTGTACAATGGCACTTTTGCAGTTGCTTCGTGTGTTACAAATGGAATGACGTTAACAAGTAGCGCAACAGGAACATCTGCAACGCTTGGATTTATCGGAGCACTAACAACGGCTCTGGTTGACGGAGCTATTGAATATGATAGCACTGATTTGTTCTTTACTTCACAAGGAGTAAGAAGAAAGTTAACAGGTCAAGCAATAAAAGGAAACTTTACTGCAACAGGTACAGCAACATCTACATTCACGGTTACGATTCCAACACAAGCAAATAATACGTATGTTGTAAATCCAGTACCTGAAAATATGTTAAGTGCCGCAAGTTTCTACGTATCAAACAAAACGACTACTTCGTACGATATTAATACGCTGACAGCAGTAACTGGAGTAGTTGCGTTTGGATGGACTTTAGTTCCTTAATTATTCAATAATTTAATTATATTTGTAAAAAAAAATATCATGGAAAACATAGAAGTACAGGAAGTAAACACAGACATATCTATTCAACTTTCAGAAGGAACATTTGCGGTGCTTAACGAATTGATTGTAGTTAATAACTATTTTCAATTACAGGCTCAAAAATCATTAAAGGAATTTAATGACAATTTAATCAATACGTTAGAATTTTCAAATTACAAGCCCTCTGAATATTTCGTTAAGGATATAAAATTTGACACAAAAGAATTAGTGCTAGTTAAAAAATCTGAATTGGTATAATGCACCACCATTTCCACAATTTTGATATTAAAGATTTAAAAAGTGGGATATTAACCTCCGTGATATCGGTATGCTATCATGCACTACAACCGATTATTTACGTTTGGGTTATCAGTGGGGAATCTATAACGAGTGCAAACGCAAAGGCAAACCCTATTATAGAGTCAGTAACCAATTCCGATTCTAACATAAGTAATACTATAATAGTAGCTTTAATCACGCTTATAATAGGAGTTGTTGGGAGCTTTATTTTAAGAGGTTTGTTGGCCGATAAAGATTCTTTATTTAGAATCATAGTAGATATTTTAATAGAAAAGGTAAAGTTTAAAAAACTTGGACAACGCATTAAAAATTGGGCTGAAAAAAGCAAAAAAGATAATACTGATGTAGTTGGTAATGCCGAATAAAACAAACGAAAAGACAAGTGAAGAAGAAGGAAAATACAAGTGAAGAAGAACGGTCTGAAATTAGGGATACGTTTCTATGCACGATATTAGTTTTTCTTATAGTCATACTTGCGTTTGTTTTTCATCACATTAACGAGCGATTTAACCAACAAGGGAGTCTGTTGTACATAATTACAAATAGAGTGGACAGTGTAATCACAAGCGATAAAAATAAGGATCATGATTGACAAAATAACATTACAGCGCATTGAATTGCTTCATCCAAAATTAAGGGATGAAGTACATTCAATTTACAAAGAAATTTACAACGCATTAACAGGTTCCGCCATTTGTCGATTCTCTTATACTCTTAGAACGTTTGCAGAACAAGATGCTTTATACGCCCAAGGGAGAACGAAGACGGGGCCAAAGGTAACTAATGCAAAAGGCGGCCAATCATACCACAATTACGGACTAGCTATTGACATAGTTCTTTTAAAAGATACTGATAAAAACGGCACATTTGAAACGGCATCTTGGGAAACTAAAGTAGATTTTGATAAGGACGGGAAATCCGATTGGATGGAAGTTGTAGCAATATTTAAACGTTACGGATGGGAAGCAGGAATCGACTGGAAATTTGTTGACGCTCCGCACTTCCAAAAAACGCTTGGTTATTCAGTCGTTCAATTGCAGGATTTGCAAGCTAAAAAAAGGTTCCTTGCTAATTCAAATTACTTATTATTATGAAAAAATTAAGCTTGCGTATTTTATGGAAAAGGCTGTGTCTTGAATCGCCTTCATTTTTCAAACGGGTTAAAAGAATTGCTGCATCATTTGCGGCTTTATGTACAGCCGTTACCCTGGCATACGGTGAGGAACTTCCTGCATGGCTTGGAAAGATTGTAGAATACGGGATAGTTGCAGGGGTTGTATCTATTGCCATCGCTCAATTCACCGTGGAAAATACCGAAGATTTGCACAAACCTAACGAGTGCGGTAAATGATAAGAAAATTAAGTAATCTATACATATTAACCACCTTCTGTTAGCTTTTATGCGATTTGTACCCTATATCTTAGTAGCCCTTTTCGTTGGTGCATTTGCCTTGGTTTTTTCTCAATGGCAGCACGAGAAAGAAAGACGTGAATATTTTGAAAGCAT